TGTGGCCAACCCAGTTGAGCCAGCGGAACTGGGCACCAGAGCCGTCAGCGGCCTGGAGGGTGACCGCCGGCAGCGTCGCCTGGAGGTACATGCGGTGGATCAGGTCACCGTTGCGCTGGATCGTGCACGTGACCTGGTTGCCGAAACGAGGATTGCCGTTGAACGGGTTCTCGATCGACTCCATCGCGAAGTTCGTGTGGCGGCGGTAGACCACCTTGAAGAAGGTGATCTGCGGGTTGCCAGTGAGGTAAACATCCTGAGCGCCATACGCAACGAGCTGCATCAGACCACCACCCGTCATTTTGTTATACCCCTTGCCGAGAAAAAAATTTCGGCAATCCTCAACCGCGGCCGGCCATCTAAACTCCTTGCCTAACGGGAGTCAGAATGGCGCAACCCTTCTTTACAATACGCCAAACAAAGAGGAGCACACCTGAAGCTCGCACCACTCTGGATCACTTACACAATGTTCAGATGACACAGCTCCGTTCAGAGAAGGAAAGCATTCACGGTCTTGACGCCCAGATTTCTGAGCTCAAGAAGGCGTGTGATGCGGCCACAGATAGTGTCATCAAGGCGAAGAAGGAAGAGGAAATTGAAGCTCTTCGCCGAAAAAAGGAAGAATGGGATTCAGAGAAGCCATTGTATGACTATTTCTTTGAAACCGGAGAGATCCTGTATTCCTATTATGACCTACAGGAAAAGATTCAAAAGGGTGAAACATCAGGAACTCGTATTATGAAGGCAAAGCCGGGAAGTGTTTTGGCAGCTCTTCAGGAAGGCGAGGTCGCTCCATCACAGGGAGCCAAAACAGTTGGTCGGGAGGAATTGTTAGAGAAGTATCTCCAGAAGGTTGATCCAGAGCATGCTCGTGCCGTCGTGAATGCCTTTGACGATCCTCACGGGGTCTGTGAAACCTGTGAGAAGGAGATGATGTTTAGTGCGAATGAGGCTCTCTTCTTCTGCGACGGCTGCGGCTACCAGGAGTTTGTTCTCATTGACAGCGACAAGCCCAGCTACAAGGATCCGCCTCGCGAGGTCACGTATTATGCCTACAAGCGTATCAATCACTTCAATGAGTGGCTCGCTCAGTTCCAGGCCAAGGAGAGCACGGAGATTCCGGAAGATGTCTTCCAGGCGATTCTCGGAGAGCTGCGGAAGGAGCGCCTGGGAACCAACATCAAGCCGGCGAAGGTGCGTGAGATTCTTAAGAAACTCAAGTGTACCAATTTCTATGAACATGTGCCGTATATCTTGAATCGCATCAATGGAGAGACGGCGCCCGTAATGTCTCGGGAAGTTGAAGAAAAGTTGCGCTACATGTTCAAGGAGATTCAGCCTTCTTTTGTAAAACACTGTCCCAAGTCTCGCAGCAACTTTTTGTCTTATTCTTATGTTTTGTACAAGTTCTGCGAACTGCTCAATCTGGACGAGTATTTACAGTGTTTTCCACTCTTGAAGAATCGTGATAAACTTTACAATCAAGACAAAATCTGGGAGAAAATTTGTCAGGATATGGGATGGCAGTATATCAAGTCTTTGTAAGAGGGGAGGGGTTCTAAAGGGGGGAGGGTTCTAAGGATAGTGCGATTCCGTATCTCGCATAAGAGTATCTAGCGAGGCTAGTTCAGGAGGAGCTGTCGGTGTGCCTCCACGACGGGCAATGATCCATCCACGATCCAGAGCTTTATAAGGAACAGCATCAACAAGTTCACCGCGTTGTAGACACCCATTGACGGCTTCCATAACACCCTGCGACCCATGTTCTTCGCAGTAATCATCAATCATGATCCACGTTCCTGGGTGAAGTTCGGAGAGGACATGATAAAGATCAATGGCCGGAACCGGACGTTCATGACCGCCGTCAATAAAGACAAAGTCAGGTTTCATCCCAGTGAGAGAGAACCAGGTCGGTAGACTTGTGATTGAATTTCCTGCGATCAAAAGATGCCGACCAGGAAACGCAATGTCCAACAGGAGCTTTACACGTCGAGTATAGTCAAACCACAAAATGTCAAAGGAGACGACTTGGACGTCGGGGCGAGCATCTAAACAAGTTGCAGCACTGAGGCCTACGTGAAATCCGGTTTCATAGATAACAGAAATCTCAGGATGGGCTTGGAGAAACTGCCGAATAAAGCTTTGCTGTGCCGGACTAATTGAACCAACTCGAACAGATATCTTCTGGATTGCTTCTCCAAATGTTTGAAATGCATCCATAACGCACATGCGCAAAATTGACTTAAGCGGTGCGGCCAACGGCGAGTCCCCATGCGCCTCGACCTCATCCTCGGTCCCATGTTTGCGGGTAAGTCGTCTGCGGTGATTGCGCGTCTCCGCCGAGCACGCGCCCTCGGATGGAAGACACTCCTTCTTACATCTGCGCTAGACACACGATACGGAGAAGTGGGTGACGTGGTTACACATGACAAGGAGAGCGTTTCAGCCATAGGTGTTAGAGAGTTGATGCCTTGTCTTCAAACTGTCGCGTTTCAGGAGGCTCGTCTTGTCATCATTGAAGAGGCACAGTTCTTTGTTGATTTGGTGGCCTTTGTTCGCGCCGTTGAGAAGTCGGGGAAAGATGTGGTTGTCGTCGGCCTAGATGGAGATTCGGAACGGCGGCCTTTTGGCGGCCTACTGGAACTTGTGCCGTTGGCCGATACGGTGACGAAACTTACAGCTCTGTGTAAGAGGTGTGGTGATGGGACGGAGGCGTTGTTTTCGGCCGCTTTTGCGGGCGCAGAGAAGCCACAGGTTCATGTCGGCGGAGAAGAGAGTTATGAGCCGTTGTGCCGGCGGCATTACTTGGGACGTTCCGGATTTCAAGGGTAGCAACAAAACCAGGGTGAGGGGCTATTCTCAAATCAAGGCTCTCCAAGATTAAAAACTTTTATGCTATAATTTTTGACAACATTGGGAATCTTGTCAAAAAATACCATCATTTACAAGCTAAATTTACATCCGGGGAAATCCAACCAAATTTGCGCCGATGCCGAAGCCCGCACCTTGGCGCGCCGTAACGCCGATGGACGGCGAGAAGATGTCGAGAACCGCGAAGACGGCGGCGGCCGCGATCGTCACCGTCAGGATCTCATCCATCGGGAGCGACTTGCGCGGGATGAAAACCAGCGCGAGCGCCACGGCGATACCCTCAACCAGGTACTTGATCACGCGCGTCAGGAGATCGTTAACGTCCATTTCTATATTCTGACTTCAGATTTTTCGTCCCTGCGTTTGTTTGTGCCGGGTTAAAATACGCCTGTTCTCCAGACCTTAGAATGAGTACCCCCTCTGCTGCTGCTGTGCCCGAGCCCGTTGAGGACTTCCTCTCGGAGGATGCGGAGATCCCGAGCCAGAAGATTGTTCTTTTGAGCTTCCTCAGTCCTGAGAAGGTTCTGGCGAGCAAGGACGTCTACCAGTTCCAGCAGTTCATCAAGGACTATGAGGTTCAGTGGCGCACGACCAAGCTGGAGGCCTGGCTGGCCGAGCAGGTGGCCGGCCTGAACCGGAAACTCGAGGAGATTGCCGGTGGGCTGGAGAAGGACATCAGTGGGGCGACAGTTCTGCCGGCAGCTGCGGCATCCATCCGCTCACAGGAGCTTCGTGTGGATCGGCTCGTTGAGGAGTTCAAGGAGTATGTTCGCAAGACGGCGCGTGATGCCACCCAGAGCACCATCCAGCAGGAGTATGAGGACTTCCTCTTCAAGAACTCTGCGCGCCTGGAGGAGGAGTTCTTTGCCAAGAACAACTTCCGGACGACGATCCGTGGCATCAAGGTGCGCGGTGTCTTCTCTTCGGAGGCGGAGGCCTCGGTGCGCGCCAAGCGCCTCCAGAAGAGCGACCCCACCTTCAACATCTACGCCGGTCAGGTCGGGAAGTGGATGGCGTGGGAGCCGGATCCGAACAAGGTGGTTGACCAGGAGTATGCCAACGACCAGCTCAACACGCTGATGAAGAAGTACCGCGAGAACGAGGAGTCGCGCGACCAGTTTTACAATGAGCAGAAGCGCAAGCGCATGGGGACTGCGGGCGCCACAGAGTCTGCGCCGGAGACGGGGGATGTTAAGCTGACGGAGGCGGCTGCGCCGGCAACGGAGGGAAGCTACGACGGGCTCTTCTCGGGTCCGGCTGATCTAGCCATCCAGCGCAAGATGGAGAAGAAGTAAAAAGGGTGTTGGGTTAACTTATTTCATTCATCCGTGATGATTGAAATCAGTGTTTTATGAATTCACTTTACTCGCTTCCATCCGGAACGGCGCCCCCGATGAAGCGCGGCTCGCAGCGCTTCTGGTCGGAGCAAAACTGACCCTCGGCGCAAGGGGAGTTCTCGCAGGAGGGAACAGGCACGTGGGGCGGGGGCGCGGGGCCATCGTTGAAGTGCTCGCGGCCTTTGAACCCCTCCGGAAAAAACTGCGGCGCCATTGCCTTCAGCAGAGGCAGGACAGCCGCCGCAACCAGGAGTGCGATCAGCGCATAGAATGTAACATTTTTCATCACACCGCGCTTCATTCTGCGTTTGCCTTAGAAATAAGGGGCTCCCTGTCCATCAGGTAGCATCTTCACAGGCTCCTTCTCATACAGCCTCGCAGGCTCCGTGCGAGCGCAGAAGCCGTTAACGCACTTCAGATCACCCGAGCAGGGAGCCTTGTCAACACCGCAGGGCATCGCACCAGTAAATCCCTCATCATACGATCTGAAGGCCAGGACGAGCAGGCCGAGAACAAGAATAAGCACGAGAGCCTGAATCAGGTCACGATCCATTTAGCTAAGCGTTCGGATATTTGCGAATCTGGATCTGCGGTCCCTTCAGCCGCTTAGCCGCCGTAGCATCATATTCATTGTTCGTTCCGCCCTCCTGATCCTTCGTGTTGGCAGCCGCGTGGTTCCAGAACTCCTGAGCGCCGATACGGAATTCCCCGTGCATCTCAGCCTTGTACCAGAACACCGTGTCCTCTAGTTTGTTAGATTGGGAGTTATTGTTCATCACAATGCACTCGTAGTTCTGGGTGCATTGATCCATCACCTGGCAGAAGAACTCAAAACTGGGAAACGCACTTCCAAAGTTCTCAAAGATGCGCTTCCGATTCGTCACATACGGCTCACGCAGAATGAAACAGTAGTCAACGTTGGTTCGGAGCATAGGAGGAATACCAAGAGGGTACTGCATCGTAATCAGGAAGAACACCTTCAGCCAACGGCCGTTCAAGAAGAGATACCGGATGTTGCGATCGTGGAGCCAGCTGTCGTCATAGAGACAGTCATCCATAATCAAGAACGACCTCGGATCTGTCCGACTCTGTCCACTTTGCTCCAGCTCCTTTTGAATCTTGGCCATAATCATCTTTTGCCTCTTACAAAAGTTCGCAATGATCACCGGGCTGTAGTCGCCGTGAATGAACAGGGGCGGAATGAGTTTCTTGTAAAACTGGTTTGACTCCTCCGTGCCGCTAATCACGGTTCCGAGAGGCATCTCTTGGTGGTGGTACAGCAGGTCGCGCACGAGGGTTGACTTGCCTGTACGACGGCGACCGATGAAAACGCAGACGGCATCCTGAGGAATCATTTTCATATCAAATTTCCGGAGTCCGACGTTGAGGGCAGCAGCATTTTCGCTCATCTGAGGTGTGAGACCGAAAAAAGGAGTGATGCGCGGGCGCACAAGGCGCGGCATAGACAAGCCTCTTCACACCGTTCCCGCCAACAGAATGGATGTGGTGCCTAGTCCTAAGGGAATTGACCCAGTTCTAACACAACGTATTCCTGTTAGTCTTCCTACCTGGAAAGAGTCGGCACCTCTCTCGGCGCCGGGTTATACATCACTCACCTCCGTGACACCGATTCTGGAGGTGTTTCTTGGAAAGAAAGTGACGGAGGGTGTTCTTTCGTCCGATGTGTCAATCAAGGAAGTTCTGGACATCAGCGGAAGCGGAGTGTGTAGAGTGTCTACGAACAAGTCCGACATCCTGGCGTATTGTAAGGTCACGCATCTGATTGATCCCACCCGGACTCTTCAGAATTACTACGCAGACCCTGAGAAAGGTGTAAAAAGGAAGGATCTGAAGATTGAGAATCCTATGAATCAGGCCTATGTGGACGGGCTGGCCAATTACCTGGTTGGACAGCTCCGCGAGCGTGGAATCTCACCCCATTTTTGCCAGTCTTACGGTTCCTACAAGGGCATCGCCTCCACCTATCGCTACAACATCACCGAGGACTATCCCAGTTATCGGAACTACAAGGAATTCTGGGAGAGGCGTCGGAAGGGGCTGTTTGCGCTGTACACCCACGGGTATGTGGATCTTTCCACGCCACTCAGTTCATTACGCTCAACCCCTCTTACATGTGATAGCTACGAGAGCAACAAGACTCACGAGACACTTGATTCTTCAATTGGATCGTATGGCGATGTGGAACTGGAGAGTATGGATTCCTTTCCATCAGGGACGGACTTGACGGACAGCACATCCTATGATTCAGAGTATTCAGAGGATGAAACGGAGGTCTTCGCAGAGTTCAAGGACTATCCTGTGTTGTTAATCTTTCAGGAACGGATGGAGGGCAGTATGGACAATTTGTTAGAGGATGGTGTGGGTGTTGAGGCTGGCACTCCTGAATGGGAAGAGCGGTGGACAGCATGGACATTCCAGGTCATCGCCGCCCTGTGTTGCTTACAGGGAGTTCTAGGGTTTACACACAATGATCTTCACACGAACAATATTCTGTGGTCTCACACGTCAGAAGAGTATATCTGCTACACTGCGCGTGATGGAACGGTATGGCGCGTGCCAACCTATGGGCGAGTCTTCCGCATTATTGATTTCGGTCGTGCCATTTTCCGTATTGGAGATCAATGGTTTGTGAGTGATGACTATTCTCGCGGAGGGGATGCGGCGGGACAGTATTCCTTGACTTCGTTTGCTCCGAATCCGTCATTTGACTTGTGCCGACTTGCGGTCAGCTTACTTGATATGGTGTATCCTGAGCCGCCTGTAGAACTGTTAGATGGGGCGGTGTTGAGTCGGGAGAAGCATCGGAAGGGTGAGTGGGTGGTTCACGAGACGGAATCACCTCTTTGGAACATGCTCTGGTCATGGATGATTGACGAGGATGGATACAATGTCCTCAGGGATGAGGATGGTACGGAGAGGTATCCCAATTTTGACCTGTACCGAAAGATTTCGGCGAGTGTGTTCGGGGCCAAGCCCCAGGAACAGATTCGTCGTGGATTGTTTGAAAAGTATTGTGTGCCTCGCGAAAGTGTGGGCAAGGTTTATCCGCTGTTTTGTTAGCTGGGCGCCTAGAACCTCGCAGGTCCCGTCTGGAGCTCAACATCAGGTGTGGCTGCGGCCGTGGCTGTCATAGACTTTAGTGCTGTCTGGCTGCTGTTGATCCACGTCTGAATGGACTCGGGGAGGAACATATACGCAATCGCCGCGAGGAATGAGCCAATGAAGAAATCACGAGCCACCGCCTTGACACGAAAGCCGGAAGGCTCCTGGGGATCTTTGAACCAGACTTGCTGTGCGGCGCTCATCGTCGCAATGATCACACCGCCTGCGGCAATGGCGATCCAGAAACCGGACTGGGGCACTTCCATTCTAAGGCGCGGCGGTTTTGTTCAGGGACGCGGGTGGACGCGCCTTAGGGCTAAATTGCGAAAATAACTAACAATGAATGGCGGATACATTGTTAATTATTGGTAGCGTTAGTGCTGGATTTTTAGTTGCGTGTGGATGCTTTTGTGTTTGTCGGTTTTGTAAGAATAAGGCTCCCCCCATTGAGGAAACGGTTGAATGGAAAGAAAGAGAGGATGAAGATCCGTGTTAACACCGCTTAGGCAAGAGTCTCGCCAACAGGCGTGGCGTTGGCCTTCTTAGGCCAAGGTCTCCGCCGACAGGCGGTTTGATTCTTGCATTTATGCAAGAGTCTCGAACGCAATCGGCGATGCGCGATCCGCGCTCAAATCCTCATCCGCATCCATCGGAAGCATCTCGTCGGTGATCTTAATAAGATCCTCGTCCTCTTCTTCCTCACGGTTCTCTGCCTCAGCAAACGGAAGATCATGAATTTCATTTGCCTCAAGATTGTCAGAGTCAAACATCACATGCTCATTTGAAAAGGTGACAGAGGGATTTGTATCAATGTAGATCATCGGCTGCGCGGGCGCGGGCGCGGGCGCGGGCTCAGGAGCAGGGGCGGGCGCGGGCTCAGGAGCAGGGGCGGGCGCAGGCTCAGGAGCAGGGGTAGGCTCCGCGACAGGCTCAGGGGCAGGCTCGGGCACAGGCACAGGGGCAGGCGTAGGCTCGGGCTCCGCGACAGGAGCAGGCTCCGCGGCGGGTCCGGGAGCAGGCGCGGGCTCGGGTGCGGCAGCCTCAGCCGGAGTCTCCTCCTCATCGTCATC